CTCACGGTGAGGAGATTAAAGTAGTAAAAAGAAGGGAAATTAAAATGTGAGGTAAAGATTAATGAGTAAGGAGCTAGTATTTGGCATTGGAGTTTTTATGATAAGCTTTTTTATGAGAACAGTAGTAGATAATTACGATAAAGAAGGACGGATAAACGACATCTTAAATGGATGGATAGGTGACATCCTGGAGGTTATATTTGAGCTTATTGGTTTTATAGGATGTATAATTTCGTTATGGGCTTTATTATTGTAATAAAAGGAAAGAGGTGAATTACAAATATGGATATTTTTAAGATTGAGATGATTAAATTATGTTCGGAAGTATTACCGCTTTGTATCGTAGGATATTATATATATGGTACTATGAAAACACAGAAGAATATTAGAGATTTACAGGGGATAATTGAAGAAAGAAGATTTACCAGGAGTTTTTGGTGCCCCCAAATAGATATTCACAAAAGAAAACCATGCCCAAATTGTAAGTATAAATTATACAGATAATGGAAAAAAATGTTATGGGAGGTAGAATGGATGGGAATGACATCTAAAGAACGATGCTTGAAAATATTGACAGAAGAAGTAGAAGATTTTCTGCCAACGAAAAAGTGGGAAGATTATGAAAAAGCCATAAATCGAGTTAAATATGAATTTTCAAAAACAGATGGATGCAAGCCTAAACTTTACAAGGGAAAGCATATTAAAGACCGTTATATATGTGGAAATTGTGGAGCTGGGTTTGATGGAGTAGGAAATAACTATTGCCAAAATTGTGGATTTTTTGTCCAATGGGATGCTATAAGATGTCTGACCGGTTATGCAGAAAGCAACGATGGTAAAAAAGAAAATAATCCAAGAACAAAAGTTCAAATGTATGGCAAGAATATAGATAGTTTTGATTGGGATGATTTATATAAAAAGGCAAATGATTTTATTCTTGAAAATATTCCTGTTGCAAATGTAAATACTGGAAGCAAAACATTAATTGATGGACGACCAAGGGTTGAAATATCTTTCCTTGGCAAAGGTAATTCAAAATATATTAAAATGTTAGACGAAATGAAATGTCTACGAAAGTTAAGAGGGACAAATGGAAAAAAAGGAAGAATTATTAATGCAGAAATAATTTTTAATGCAGATGGTTCATTAAATTAGAATTTAATGAAAGAAGGTGACGAATTGAAAAGTGTTTTAAAGTATCCAGGAGCAAAAAATCGTCTGGCAACATGGATATGCGGATATATACCAAAGCATGATGTCTACTTAGAACCATTTGCAGGTAGTTTGGCTGTTCTTCTTAACAAACAAAGAAGTCATATAGAGACAGTGAATGACATCGATGAAGAAATCGTAAATTTCTTTCGAATATTGCGAGACCGGAGTGGAGAACTGGAACGGGTGATAGAGTTTACACCATTTTCCAGGTCAGAGTATAAAGCAGCCTACGAAAAATCAGAAGATGAGTTGGAACGGGCAAGAAGGTTTGCTGTTAAATGCTGGATGGGATTCGGATGTGGAAATTTGTATCAAAACGGGTTTAAATCCGGACAGCAGACTAATTCTCCAAATCCAGCCAGAGCGTGGAGTGAACTTCCTGAAACGTTGAAAATGGCAACTGAGAGATTAAAGGGTGTTCAGATTGAGAATTTGCCGGCCGTAGAATTGATAAAAAGATATGATACAGAAGATGTTTTTATTTATGCAGATCCGCCGTATTTACACGGAACTCGGAAAAATTATCTTTATAAACATGAAATGAAGGATGCAGATCATGAAAAATTGTTAAATTCTCTGGTTAAACATCCGGGGAAAATTCTTCTATCAGGATATGACAATGATATGTATAACGATATACTCCAGGGATGGAACAAGGTTCAGAAGCATACCAGAGCAGAGGGAGGACGTGCAAGGACAGAAACACTGTGGATGAATTATGAAGTTGAAAACGGACAGATATCGTTAATCATGTAAACTGAAAAGAACGGATGGAGCGAGCAGGGAACAGACACAGTGGATAACATGCTTCCTGCCTGCCGAAGCTGCAATCATTATAAGAGTCGGTCCACACTTGAAGGATTCAGAAAGATGGTAGAAGCCATGCCTGATACACTGATGCGTGATAGCACTACATACAAGAATGCTGTAAGGTTTGGGCTGGTAATTCCGAACAAAAAGCCAGTTGTTTTCTACTTTGAGGAAAATAACTAAACTGAAAATAAGGATTTAGAGAGGTAAGTATGAAATGTTATGATATAAAATCAGAAGAAAATCTTTTACCAGATATAACTGATACTGAAATATTCAAAGATTATGAAAATAATCAATCAGATTATATGAGATGTATTTATTTTTTGTATATAGCATTGTCAAAAAGAGAAAATTACTATCAATTATATTCTCCAACAGCCTTTGGGAATACAGAGTATGCAAGACTTGACGGTTTTGTGTGTGGCATCTTGCAAGCTACAGGGTGGGAAGAAATTCAAGATGAAAGTTATATTATAATAAAAAGGAATAACAGAAAAATACTAATATTGCAAAAATTATCAAAACCTCAAAGTTATTATGAGGATAAAAAAGAAATAGCAAAAATACTGAATGAAATTATGTAACTAAATAAGTATTTAGGGAAGGAAGTGTAAGCGTGATAGCAGTTCCAATGGAACTTAAAGAGGCACAGAATTTTATTGACACCCATCATCGACATCATCAGGCAGCACACCGGGATAAATTCCGTATTGCGGCGATGGAAGACGGGGAAATAGTCGGTGTTGTACAAGTTGGCAGACCGGTCTCGTGCGTCCTTGATGATGGCAATACGTTAGAGGTGTTACGGTTGTGCTCTGATGGTACGAAGAATGTTTGCAGTTTCTTGTATAGTAGGGCTGCAAGAGTAGCAAAAGAAATGGGATATGCGAGGATAATCACTTACATCTTAGAGACGGAAAGTGGAGCGAGTTTGAAAGCCAGTGGATGGCGTTGTGAAGCTGTTAATGTGGGCGGAGCAAATTGGAATGTTCCGAGCAGACCAAGAGAGGTTGTTGCAACGCAACTTTCGCTTTTCCCGGAGAAACAAAAATATCCTATAAATGAGAAAAAACAGCGTTGGAGCAAACAATTAAACTGACATTTCATGAGAAATTGAAGGAACGAAAATATGGATGTTAAAGTAAACAGCGAAAGAAGTTATTTAGGGAAAGACATTAAAGCATGGTGTATGGATGAAATAGAAGATGCTCATGCATTAGAAATCAAACGGAAATATTACTCAGATGATGTTGAATTTAAACCGAGCGATAGAGTATATTATTTTGTTGATTATGTAAGTGCAGTAGAGTCATACAAGGAATGTGGAAGTCTTAATATGTGTGGATGTCACTTGCATCGTGACTTGGAAAAGTAGATGGAATGAGTTTTGAAGAATTACACGACGGTTCAGAAGGTGTATTTGCTGATTTATACTTAGCAGATATACCGCATGGAATTGGAAAAGAAATAGACATTAAAGACATGAAAAAAGTATGTGATTTTGATTTATAGGAGGATATTGGATGAAAGATATATTAAATAAATGTCCTGTATGTGGTTCAAAACTGGAATACCATTCTTTATATCAATTTTCAAAAGTATACAAAATTTTGAAAAATGGTAAATTATCAGCTAGACCACAACGTAACGAAAGTGCATGTCCTATGGAATGTGGATTTATAGCTTGCTCAAATGCAGATTGCGATTTTCATACTAACTGTGATTTGGAGGTTGAAGAAGGCAGAAAATACCGTATATATCAGACTGGTGATACCTATAAAATAGAAATTAATGAAGATCAATAGGTACAGTTTTATTATTGGAATTGGATGCCTGATGCTTTATGTAATGTGAGATTTGCTTAAGCAAACCGGAATTTTAAAGTACAGAAATGGAGATAAAATGAGAAAAGAACGATATAAATATATGCAAATCGGAAAAATTTGTGGGTTTTATTCTATTGGATGTTGTTTGGATGAACTTTATGGTTTGGATGATCCGCTTGGATTTATTAGTATCATGGTAGAAAATTGTAAGTATAGTGGTTTAACAGTAGTCGGTGAGGTATTTGACATAGACTTATTACTGGATATTGCAAAAACATTTATACCACGGGACATTAAAGTTTCAAAGATCAAACTCAATGCTGCAGAAGATATTTTGAATATTTTATCAGAGAACACAAGAGTAATTTTGCCAGTACAAAGTGGGAAAACACCACATTATGTGGTATTACAATCTCATAATGGCAGAATCGTAACATGCTGCAATGGCGGAATGGTCGAAAAGCACAGCTATAAAAAGTTGTTTAGATTACATAAAAACGTAAAAAATAAATATGATTGGAAGAAATTTGAGGTATGTTCAAAATTTGATTTTTATATAAATTGTAAAAGATATAAATTATCTGAGCAGGAAATACAAATGTGGAGTCGAGATTGGAAAGATAATAGGGAGCGGTTAAAGATGTTAAGAAAAAGAGGAAAACAGGAAGTAAAAATGAAGGGATATTGTTTATTGTTTTATAGATGATGTTGGATCAGGCATGGCATATAATAGATATTTAATTAAATGAAAAACCAACCGGAAAAGGTTGGCTTTTTTATGTGATTAATATTTACTTTTTGAAATGAAGATGGTATAATACATACATATCAAACGAAGGGAAAATAATTATGAAGGATCTTATAATAGATTGTTTCGCAGGTGGAGGGGGAGCCAGTGTTGGAATTGAAATGGCATTAGGACGTCCCGTAGATATTGCAATTAATCATGATCCGGAGGCTATAAGGATGCATAAAATTAATCACCCCAATACACTGCATTTGACAGAGGATATATTTAATGTAGATTTGGAAAGATATGTAGCTGGTAGACATGTGGCACTTATGTGGGCTTCTCCCGATTGCACAAGTCACAGCAAAGCGAAAGGAGGACAACCAAGAAAACGAGGATTAAGGATTCTTCCATGGGCTGTATATAAACATGCAAAAGTAATTCTTCCGGATGTAATTATTATGGAGAATGTAGAGGAAATACAGCAATGGGGACCATTAGATGAAAAAGGTTATCCAATCAAAGAAAAAAGAGGCGAAGAATATAAAAAATTTATAAATTCAATGAAATCATTAGGATATATTTTTGATTGCAGGGAACTGGTAGCTGCTAATTATGGGGCGCCAACGACTAGAAAAAGATGGTATGCAATATTTCGAAGGGATGGGAAAGAAATTATTTTTCCAAATCCAACACATAGTAAAGATGGAAATACTTATTTAAAATGGAAAGCATGTGGGGAGTATATAGACTGGTCTGATCTTGGAAAATCTATTTTTGATAGAAAAAAACCGTTGGCAGATGCAACGCAACGCAGAATAGCAAATGGAATAAGAAAGTATATAATAGATAGTCCGGAACCTTATGTCGTAAAAAACGAGGATGCTTTTGCATTTATCAAACAATATCATGCAGAAACAAAAAAGGAGATGCCAAAGGGGGCTCCGACAGAACCACTTAGGACAATCGATACAAGTAATAGATATGGGCTTGTTACGGCGTTTATAACAAAATACTATAAAACAGGAATAGGGCAGGGTTGTGCTGAACCAATACATACGATCACAACTTCTCCTAGACATTTCGGATTAGTGACGGCTTTTCTTGTAAAATATTATGGAACAGGAATAGGACAGATATTAGACAAACCGTTAGGAACAATAACAACAAAAGATCGATTTGGATTAGTGACAGTTCCTATAAATATACAGGGAGAAAATTATATTATAACAGACATTTTTTTACGAATGTTAAAGGCAGAACCGGAATTGAAATTGATGCAGGGATTTCCTGAGGATTATATCATTACACATGATTTGGATGGTAGAATATATCCAATAGCAGAACGTGTGGCAAGAATTGGAAATAGCGTTGTGCCGGAAATGGCAAAAATACTTGTAATGGCAAATTGTTCCTATTTAAAAACTGGGGAGCGGATACCGAACATGATAATAAAAGCAGAACAAAATGGACAATTAAGATTTGCGTAAATTATTAAAAAATATTTGAGATGCTCCAAGTGTGTATTGATATACTTACATTAATACCTTATAGATTACGATAACTAAAAGTAAAACAATTAAATAGCGAATAGTTTTGTTTAATTTTTTCATTGTAATCATCTTCCTTTCATCATAGTTATATTTATGATTAAAAGGAACTCGGTAAAAATTGCGGCTCAAGCAACCAATATGAAAGCAGTTGCAATACACACTTGATACGCATGAGGCGGGGTGAAGTCGTAACAGAACACCGAAACCCTGTAGTTATAATTACATTTGTAATTTATAAAGTAAATATTAACAATTAACAAAAAAGAGGTATTGTTTATGGTTGATTTTGTGAGTCAATCGTAAGATAATATACTTAAATCTTTATTTAGAAAATAAAATTTATATCAAAATTAGAAGATGATGAGGAATGTGAAATTGAAATGATGGTGATCGAGGAATAACAGAAAATAGGACAATTATAAAATTTGGGAAAATGGAAGTGTAGAACTGTATTAGTGGTTATACCACTTTATGGATTGAAGGAGGAAATGGAAGATATGATAATGAAACATGAATATGTTGCTGGAGAAAAAAATGATATTTATATTGAAAATAGTGAAAGAAAAAGTGTTTTAGGCAAAGTACTTGGTACATATGCTAAGAAAATAAAAAAAATTCATTTGTGCATGATACGATTGAAGGTACAAGGAGAAGATAAAAAGGTTACTCACCGTGAGGAGATTTTATATTTATAATGAGGAGAAAAGTATTATGATTAAATTAGAGAAAAAGAAAAGCTGCATTATATGGATTCTTATGACAGTGATATGCACATTTTTTGTTTGTATGATCGGAAGTGTAAGCATAGAAGCAAAAACTGTAACAAAGGATATTACAATAGGGAAAGGAAAAACGTATGCCATTGAGCAGACTTTTAGCGGAAAGGCAACATTTAAGACCAGCAACAAAAAGATTGCAGTAGTAAAGAATGGAAAAATTATAGGAAAATCGATTGGAAAAGCTAAAATTACGATAAAGGACAAAGGAAATACATATATATATAAAATTACTGTTGCGAAAGCATACTTAAACCAAAATGAAATTGTAGTTAATGTTGGAAAAACTGTAAATCTTAAAATAAAAGGCATGAAAGGGAAAGTAAAATGGAGTTCCTTGAATAAAAAGGTGGCGACTGTAAAAAATGGTAAAGTTACTGGAAAGAAAACAGGTAAAACGGTTATTCAGGCAAAAATAAATGGTACTATCTTGAAATGTAATGTTAAAGTGGAAAAACCAGAGATCAGCAAGAAGAAAGTCACTATCGAGAGTGGAAAAACGTATATATTGAAAGTAAAAGGTACGAGTAGGAAAGTAGTTTGGACGTCTTCGAATAGAAATGTTGTTACAGTAAAAAATGGTAAGATTACCGGAAAGAAACCGGGAAATACGACAGTCATTGCAAAAGTAAACGGATCTGTATTAAAGTGTAACATAAGAGTTACAGCTACAAAGAAGCCGCATAAAGATGATACACAAAATACTGAGGGTACAGACGATAAAAAGCCTGATAATAATGATGGCGTTGAGACAAACACACCAAAGTTAAGCACTACATCTATTACTTGGAAATTTGGGGATGGGGATGATGGAACGTATTTAACATTGAATAATGCAGATTGTGATGATGTTATATGGAATACGTCAGATGAAAAAATAGTGCGTGTATATCCTGAAGGAAATAGCGCTGTGATATATAATAATTTAAAAGGTGGAAAAGCTATTGTAACAGCAACTTATAAAGGAAAGACATATTCTTGCAATGTGGTAAGTTATAGCTTGTATAAAATAAATATTTCACGCGAAGAAGGAACGGGATTTGATTATGATGAATCAGCGAAAAATATGGATGAACTCTTAAATACGGAAAACTTTTTAGGAGTTTCTTTGGATTGGACGTGGAATAGAACGGATTTGGTTCAGAAAAAGACTACACCAGATGGATCATACACACATTATATTGTGGAGGATAGCGGAACAACGGAAGTTACAGGAATCTCCAAGGATGGCTTCACGAAAGCTGTGGTAACAATTAATAGTTATGGAAAATACATTGATAAAAAGGGTACTTATGATGAGAAGCTTACAAATGAGGTATATAATTTATTAAAAACAGAAAATACTAGAAATACAGATATTTCATCATCATGTTATTCTATGCCAAAAGATCAGTTGGTATTTTTGCTTTCAACAGCAGATAGATGGTACAATGGAGAGATATCAGATCGAAAAAGAGTGAATTTGTTTCGTTATACGCCTTTTAAAGATGCAATGTGCTCTTATTCGATGTATGGCGATAGAGAATATATGTTTGGCGATAATAGTAAAATAATAGAAATAGATAATGCGAAAAATGCTAGTGATGTGGTAAAGGGAATAAATACATATATGGGATCGCAGAATTGGGCAAGACTATTACTA